TCGCGGTCGCATTCTTCCTGGCATATTCGAGAGCCGATTTGAGGTACTCAGGATCTTTCAAAGCCTCTTCGCGCTCACGCTTGCGAAGTGCCTCGATGCCACCGGCCTGCTGCAACTGGTAGAGCTGCGAACGCTCATGGAACCATCCGGCAATCACGCCGTAGGGATCATGGCTCTTCATCGCGCGGTTGTAGGTGTCCCAGGCTTGCTGGTCCCCACGCTGCATGAAGTGTTCGAGCGCACCGCGCGATTGTGCCACCATCTCTGGACCGAACCGCTCCGCGGCCCGTTCCATCGAGGTGTTTTCGCGCTCCAGCTGCCGTTCCTGCGCCTGCTGTTCCAGCAAGGGTTTGACCAGGCTCATCACGAACTTTTCAGGGTCCGCAAAGAGGTCTGGCTTCTCCTGCTGCGGCGGGGGTTTCGCCAACGCTGCAATCCGCGCCGCGTATTCATCGCGCTCGCGTTCCGCTCGTCGTCGTGCCTCTGCCTCTTCCCGCAAGCGTCCCGCCGGGATTGGCGGTTCTTCTGCGGGCTTTTCAGCCGGCTTTTCTTCCGGTGGCTTGTCGACCGGCTTGTCAGCCGGCTGACCTGGTTGCTCTTTCGGGTTCTCAAATGCGTCCAACGTGTCGCCAGTTGCTTCCTGAAACAACGCGGCATCGTCAGGCGCGTCTGCGCCTTGGGTAACATCCGTCATGTCGTGATCTCCCCGGTGATGTCGCTCACCAGTGTGGCGTGGCCGGGCATGTCGCTCCCGGCGGCGTGGCCGTGATGTCGTTCACGGTAGACGTGGCCGGGATATCGCTCCCGGCGGCGTTTAGACGACCTGGTTGGCGCGCTGCGCTTTCTGCGCTTCACGGTCTTTCGAGCGGTGGAAGTCTTCCATCATGCGATCTTGGTTCTTGTGCAGATGGTCGACCGAAGAGTGGAAGTCGCTCACGCTGCGATCGGCATTTCTCTGGGCGTGATCGGCCAGTAGCTGCAGCGGCGACATCAGCGCCTTGTGATCGAGCGCATCGGCGCTGGCGCGCTTGTGTTGCGCGGTGGCGTTGGTCTCGTTGATGTTGGCGAGCTGTTCGGCAATGTCGATCGGCGATTTCGGTTGCGGCGGCCCGTCGGGCATGCCTTCGGTCTGCGCCTTTGCCAGGTTGAGGATGCCGCCGGTCTGCGCCTTACCGGCATCGGCATGCAGCTTCTCGGCTTCGGCCTGGGTCTTCTGGATGGTGGCTTGCGCGCCCTGGATTTGCAGCTGCTGTGCCTGCTGCTTCATCGGATCGGGTTGATTGAGCATCGTGGTCAGCTTCTGCTTCTCGGAGATTGGCAAGCTGGAGGCCTCGATGATCACAGCCGGCGGGATCGCGACATTGTTCTGCGACAGCGCCATCAACAGGTCGAACACGTCGCCCATCACGGTCTCGGTGTCCGGTCCTTCATCGACCCGGATCTCGACATCGATGTTGCCGAGCATGTTGACCAGCTGCGGCAGACCGAATTGATCGAGCTGAACGCCGTTGATCTGCATGAACTGCGCGACCTGCTGATCGCCGGACACGCGCAGCATGCGCTCTGACGTCCAGTAGCGTTGCGCCGCGCACCAAGCCGCCTCGTAGCGCGACAGCTTCCACATTCTGAAATTCTTCAGGAACGGCCCCAGCTCCGCGAGGCCCGCTTGCTGCAGGGCACTTGCCGCACGGCCAGAGACGTTCTGACCAAATTGCTGGATCAGCTGATGGTTGGGGCCGAAGCTGTCGATCTCGGTCTTGGCATCCTGATAATAGGAGGTCTGCTGGATGAACTCCTGATCGGGCTGCAGGATCTCGAGATCCTCCTTCATGCCGCGATAGACCAGCGTGCCGTCGGCGCGCGCGGCTTCCCGGCGCGTCACCTCGATGTCATCGACGGTGCCTTCTTTGATCTTGATCTGCCTTGTGTTCATCAGATGGATGGCTTTGGAGCGATGCTGGTTCATCGCATCCTGCGGGCCGCGCAAGCGTCGGACAAAGCCGTAGTGATCGCCGTCGACGTCAATCATGCAGGCGAACGCATTGTATTTCGAGATCGACTGTCCCCTGGGATTGAAGAACGGGCTGTCGCCTTCCATCAAGACGATCTGGCCCGTGTGCAGGCACCATTTCCAGACGCCACCGCGCTTGTACCAGTGATCGACCAGGCGGATGCGGCCCCGGCTATCGACCCACACCTCCTCGCGTTCGGTGTCGAAGGCGGTGCCGTAGCCGCCATCGTCGGGAGCAAACGCCTCGACCTTTTGCATCACCTCTTCGCCGAGGATCTCGAGTTCGTCGCGCATCACCCACTTGTAGACGCCGTGAAACCGCGTGTCGGAGAAGTTGGTGCGGAGCGATCGCGGATCATAGAAGAAGGTCTTGGGGTCGACGTACTGAAAGCGCAGATCGGGATCACCCTTGTCGCCTTTGACCAGCGTCAGCTCATCCACCGCAAAGCCATGCACCATGCCGTCCATGCAGCAATCGACCTCCAGGCCTTCGGCATCGGAAGCGTCGCAGATGGCGCGGATCACATGGGTGGCGACTTCGGCGCCCTGTTCGCCGTTCGGCACCATGGCAAAGCATTTCGGGTCGGTGCGCAGGCGCCGGATGGTGCCATTGAGGCTGTCGATCTTTCGCCCCGTGCGATCAAACGTGATCAGCGGCTGGCCGCGCTTTTTCAGAACCTTGAGCTGTTCCGGGGTCCACTGGTCGACATGGTAATAGCGCCAATTGAGCCGTTGCTCATCGATCTCCCTGGCCTTGACGCCGGCATATTGCTCGAACTCGCGACGACGCACGTCCAGGTTATGGGTGTCGCTCTCGTCCTTGCTGTAGTCCTGGTCGAGCTTGTCATCGAGCGATTGCATGAGGCTTTTTCATAGTGTCATGGCATCCACGGTTTTGAGCTTGTTGCGCTTGTTGTAGCCATAGCCGTCATCGGGCAATTTCATCGGATCGCGCTGCTGCGCCCGGCCCGTCACCATTTTGTCCAGCAGCTGCCCGCACAGCCCCATCGCGTCGACCTGGTCGTCATGCTTGGAGGCCGGGAAATTCAACAGCTCCGCAAGCCAGTCGGCGGCCCAGGTCGCGTTCTTCGGGTAATAGAGTTTGTCGAGCGCCATGCGGCCCTGGATCGATCGCGCGCGCACCGCCTTGTCGCCCCTGGTCGGGAAAGGCGTGCGGTTGACGTAGACCCGGCGCTCACGCATGCGCTTCTCAAGGAAAGGTCCGACGCCCGATTTGATCTGGCCGCCCTCTTCCGCCCATTCGAGCGGGCGATACTTTTCAACCAGGTCGCAGAACGCCTCGATCCAGACATCGGTCGCGGCTTGTCCGCGCCAGACGTCGAGTAGATAGAGGTTGTTGATATGGTCGACGCCGAACACCGCATGCACGGTGTAATCGCCGCCATCCTGCGTCACCGCATAATCAGATCCACCATAGACCCGCAGAGCCTTAGGCTGCGGCATGATGTCGATCGGATTGAGCCACTCTTCTTTGAAGAAATCGCCCTCATCCGGTGTCGGCTCCTGCTGATAGAGTGCCGACCAGATACGGGGCGGTGTCGTCTGCTTCAAACCTTGCAGCTGGGTGCCATAGCCATAGCCGTCGTCATCCCACAGATACTCGCCAGGTGATCGCCCGAGCGCATCGTTGGTCTTGGCTTCCGCCGGCAGAGACAACACTTCCCAGGGCTGATGATTGAGACAGCGCCCCGCGAGATCGTCTTCGTGCCATCTGGTCTGGATCAACACCTGGCGCGCGCCAGGCACCAGGCGTGGCCTGAAATCATTCAAGTACCAATCCCACAGGCGATCGCGCAGCAGCTCGCTGTCGGCGTCCTGTCGAGACCGGATCGGATCATCGATCAGCCCGAACAATGCTCTGAAACCGGCAATGCCCATCATGGCGCCCGCCGCCATGTATTCGCCGCCACTCTCCAGCGCCCAGCGTCCCGCCGCCTGGTTGTCGACCGTGGGCTTCAGCAGCAGGATTGACTTGTTATCGGCGATCAGGTTGCGGACCCGACGGCCCCACCGTTCTGCCAGCTCCGAGGTGTGCGACGCCGCCAGGATCTGCGCCTTTGGCAATTGCGCCAGCAACCAGGGCGGAAACAGAATGCTTGCGTAAGTTGACTTCGCGCTGCCGGGCGGCATGAACACCGCGAGCCGCTCGATCTCGCCTCTGGCAACCGCTTCAAGCTTCTCGATCAGTAATCGATGATGCTTCGCCGGTTGGTATCCATTGGCCTCGCACCACATTTTCAACGATGCGCGGACTTGCTTGCGCCAGAGGAGTTCCGACGCCGCCTCGCCGCGACCAATCAGGGCCATTTGTGCCTTGTCGTAATTATTGTGACATGGTAGTTTCGGGCGGAAGGAGACCCGTTATGGTCAAGAGAATGTGCGACGACGGCATCCATTTTTGGCATGAGCCGCCCTACACCGAAGAAGAGGAGATGGCGCTCTATAAAATGATCGATGGTCCGATCACGATGCTTCGCGCGCCGTCGAACCCGCAGAACCCTTCCCGGCCAGTCCAGCCGCAAAAAACGCCGCAGCCACCGCAGGCAAAATAGCGCCGGCCTTGATGGCGGCCTCCAGCCGATCGACCCATCCAGGGCCTTCCCCGATAATCTGGCGAAGGTTCTGGATGTCGACCCGAGGCGTGCCCCACCGCCCCTCCCAGTCCTTGTCCCGTTCCATTTTTGCCAACGCCCGTTCCGCGATGTCGCCATTGCGGTTGAAGGCATCGCGCAGCTGCGGCGTCGCGTTGACATGCTCCAGCATTTGCTTGGTCGCCGCCTGCGAGCCGACGCCCTTCTTCCAGGCGTCGGTGTAGTCGACAATATCGCTGTCGACGCGAGCGCGGAACGGCTGGCCGAAATTGCCGAACTCGTTCTTGCGCAGCGCCTGGTCGAAGGCCTTGCTGCCTTCGGGCTTCGGCCAGAAGCTGGTCGAGGTGATACCCGACGAGGTGTCGACCACATCCCCCAGGCCATGCTGGCTCATCTTGTCCTGTATCGCCTGCATCTCTTGCGGCGTTGATTTGCCTGCGCGCGGGAACACCAGCGAGTTGCTCTGATTGGCGGGACCACCAAACCAGGTCTTGTGCCAGGCGCCGGCCTGCTGCGCATCGATCAAGCCGCGAACCGCTTCGCCCGCGTTGAGGATCAGCTTGTCGTGTTCGGTGATTTTCTTGAACGGCTCAAACTCGCGCGGCCCGACAAATTCTTTATCGACCACTTTCGGCGTGTTGAACGTCACCAGAGGTCGCGCCACCTCGCCGGGGTTTTTCTCAATCCCGTTTTCGGTCTTGTAGAAACCTTGCATCTCCTGCGTCGGGCGCACCCGCATGTAGTTGCCGGTACCCTCGACACCTAATCCAGAATAGATCGCGTCGCGACCGCCAGCTGCTGTCCCCCAGCGTGACCTGGGATCGTCAAAGTAGGCTCTGCGTGCGGCATCGTCGGCCTCGACCGATCCTGGCAGGTGCCCGGTATTCGGGCCTGGCTGCGCCTCGTAGGTGGCGTGCGCGGTGTGCCTGGGGAAGAAGTCGCCAATGGTTTTGTTGGCGCGCCCAAACGCCTCGTCGTAAGAAAGCTTGAAGCTGCCGTCTTCATTCTTGCCGCCACGTTCCTGAATATCGAGCGCCTTTTGTCTGACCCAGGGCGCGGCCTGCAGTTGTTCGCCGGTCCAGTCGCTGCGACCACCGAGATTTGTCTTGTTGGCGCGATCGACCGCAAGTGCGGTTTCCATATCGAGAAACTTATGCTGTGCAGGCGTGAAGCTGGTTTGCTCCTCGCGCGGGAAGCCCCAGTTTTCACCATGCCTGAAATCATTGACGCCGTACGCGCCCGGCACATTGGTTCTGGGCCTGTTGGCGTTGACCAGATCGCCGTAGGGGCCGGTCTTGTCACCCGCCATGTACTCGTTGGGGTCTTTGGCAGCGAGTGCGGCCAGATGCGCTTCATGTTGAGCTGGGCGCGCTGCCTTGACCGGCATGCCCGCGATCGAGGCGTTGTTTTCCTTGATCGCGAAATGAAATTCACTGCCGGGATCGACACCCGCCGACCACTGGCCTTCCTGCCGCGACATCCAGTCATTGAAGGATGGCTTGTCGCCAGTCACCTCTGCCATGGCCGCACGATAGCGATCGTACCAATCGCCGCCTCTGGGATCGGCGGCGATGTAATCGTCAAAGCGTTGCCGTCGGTTGGTCAGGCCTCGCTTCGACATGATGTCGGGCGGCCCGCCGACGTAATAGCCTGCAGATTGATCTCCAGCCTTGATCAGATGCGGCTGGGTCCGCGCGATGTCGACCGCTTCATCGACCGGCAGATCGCGGATCGAGGGAATATCGGTCGAGCGTTTTGCCGGCTGGGCGCGCGGCAGCTCCTGCGCCCAGGTCTTTGGCGCCGCCTCAACCGGTGGCGCCGCCTCGATCGCGGCTGGGATCTCGGACAAGGGCTTGGCAGCGGCAGGCTCACTCATCGCAAATTCCGGCGGCGGCATGTTGCCACCGATCACCGCGCGCGGATTGGCTTCCATCGCAGCCGCCGACAGCGGTGGCAATTGCCGGCGGCGCATGCCGGCTTGAAGCACCGTTCCAGCTTCGCCACCCGTCCCGCCAATTACACCACCCGACGTGCCGAGCATCGCGGCACCTAGCAACGTGCCGGCATCTTCAGGGCGAGCCGTGCCGCCACGGAAAGCTTCCGACGCCTCGAATGCGCGCTGTGGCGTATCCCAGATGCTTTTGGCCGCACCGCTCAGTGCCTGGCGCGTGTCGGCCTGTGCTTCAGCTTCCGGCTTGCGCGCCTGCTTCAAAAACCAATCGGCGGCGCCAGCCAGGCCCTTGCCGACGTTCACGGCGGCATCGATCGGATGATGCCACCAGCCTTCCTGGGCGGGTGCCTTGGCTTTGCTGTCCTCGAAAAACTGCCACTCTTCCGAACCGGGCGGATAGGGATTGACCTTGGCCTTGTCCAGCAGCGCCAGATACTGGGCGGTTGCCGCATCCGGTTGCCCGCCGGCACCCAATGTGGACAGCGGTTCAGCCATGGTTCAGTAGCCGCTCTTGGCGCCGACCGCCTTGCTGTATTCGGTGCGATCGCCACCCTTGACCAATTTGCCGCCGACCACTTCCATGGTCTCACCGCAGTGCGGGCAGCTCACCCGTGACCCCTCGCGCAGCGTGTCCTTTTTGCTCTCGCGCTCTTCTGCCATCGATCACCCCTGTCGCCTGCGCCTGATCGGCTCCCGCTGGAACCAGTCGTAATCGTAATCGGTCTCGTCGGTCAGCGGCGCGCCCGGCGGTCGCTGGTAGTTGGCCAGGATCACGCAATTATCTGGCCGCTCGATCGCGACCAGGATGCCGCTGGCGTTGTTGACAATGACCCCGACAAACGCCGCGACATCCGGTGCCTCTGTCGCTGCCAGGATGCCGGTCGCGATCTTGAAGTCGCCGACCAGCGCCGCAACGTCAGATGCCTCCGACGCGACCAACACGCCGGATACACCAGCACCGCCAGCCAGGGCAGCGGTGTCAGCCGTTTCAACAGCTGCCAACACGCCCTGGATGACGCCGGCACCTGACAAGGTGGCAACGTCTTGCGTCTCAGTGGCGGCCAGCACACCCGAGGTGCCGGCGCCCCCTATAATAGAGACATGATCCGGCGCCTCACTGGCGACCAGGACCATCTCGATGAAGGCTGCGCCCGAGAACCGCGCCTGGTCGGGGAACTCAAACGCCGTCAGCGTGCCTGAGACCGTCGCCGGCCCCGAGATCGAGGCGACGTCGAAAGCCTCTGTCGCCGCCAGCACGCCCGAGATCCCGAGCGCGCCATTGATGGCGGCGACATCGGGCGCCTCAGAAGCGGCGAGAAACCCGACAACACCAAAGTTGCCTGCAATGCTAGCTACGTCAGCCGTCTCTGTCGCAGCGAGTGTGCCCGAGATAATTCCGCTGCCGGTGAACGCCGCGACGTCGAATTTTTCCGTTGCCGCCAAGACACCCGAGCTGCCGGCATTGCCCGCGAACGCTGCGGTGTCGGGCGTCTCGGTAACGACCAGCGTGCCGGTGTTGGAGACGACGCGAAGCTGCCATTGGCCATACTTCAGCGCGCCGCCGTCGACGACGAGGTAGGGCAGCACGATGTTGCCGCCGCGCGCATAGGTATTGCCGATCGACAAGCCGTAGTCGAAATTCGCCACCGTGCCGGTGAAGATATTGGTCGGACTTCCCCAGGTCGCACCGTTGTCGGTCGACTTCTTCAGCTGCAGATCGGCGGAAGCGTCGCGATAGACCAAATAGACGTCGGTGCCGTCATTGTAGACGCGAACCGGCGGCACCTGGGCGGTTGCCACCACGGTCCTGACGACCGCGGGCGTGTTGCCGCTGTCGAAGTGCCAGGCGTCTGCAGAGGTGTTGCCGGCTTCTTCGGCGGCGACCACTTTCTGCACACCGGCTGAAAGATAGGACAACGCATAGGGTGGTTGGTGTGGCAATGCCCCCAAAGCAATCGAGGACACCGTCTGCAGCGCATTGGCCGCACTCAACGTGCGCTGCTTCCCTGCATTCACCGCATCGGTGAACAGCAGATGCACCGCATCGGATAAGCCCAGGACGATCACCGGCCTCGCGTAGTCAAAGGCGCCGGCAGCGTCGACCTCGATCGCGCTCGACCAGACACCGGGTGCGGTGCGCCTGGAGTAATACACCCGCGCGCGTTGGTTGCCGCCGACCTTGAGCTGGGCGCCGTTGAAGAACGCCACCACTTCGCCGGTCGACCGCACCACCAGGGAAGACGTATAACCCGAAGTGATGCCACCTTGAATGTTCGCCGCGGCGTAAGCGGTCTCCGAGGTGACGAACGCATCGCTCGCCATATTGAAGGTGCGGTACTTATGCCCGACCAGGGTCGGCGAGGTGCCGTCCATCACCAACAGATGGATGACATCGCCGACCTGGTAAGCGGAGACCGAAAGGATCGCGGTGGTGAACCCGGTCAGCGTCTTGACGCTGGCCCAGGACGCATCCGGCACCGTGGCTTTGTAGGCCTGCAGCGTGGTGGCTGTGGTCCCATCTCGCTGGAAGAAATAGAAGTTGCCGGCACTCGATTTGAACGGACCAGCCGGCGGGCAAATCGTGGTGGCGACGCCCACGATCGGGACGGTAAAGCTGGCATTGAAGGCGGCAACGTCTGACGTCTCGATCGCCGCCAGGATGTTGGCGGCGCCAGTCACACTTCCGGCAAAAGCGGCTGCATCCGCCGTTTCGGTGGCAACCAGCGTCCCCTGGTCCGATATCGTCCCGGCGAGAGCCGCCACGTCGGGGGCTTCAGTGGTGGCTAATGTCCCGGTGACACCGTAGCTGCCCGCAAATACAGCTATGTCAGGGGCCTCAGTTGCGGCCAATACCACTAATACAATGTAGTCGCCCGTGAACGCGGCGACATCGGCGGTCTCTGCAACGGCAAGATCGCCATTATAGAGTGAGGGCAGCGGGCCAGGCGCCCAGAATTTAAGACCTACCGCGCCTGGAGGGATGAGAACCATGGCACCCTCAGTTCAGCGATCTCCAGACATGCCATTTCGGGATCAGCGAGGGCGCGACGCTGAAGGTCATACCGATCCACAGCGCACTCGCCACCGAGACGTCGATGGTCGCGGTGGCGGTGCCGCCGACATACACCACGGTGGCGCTCGACGCCGTCGCAACGGCGCCGCCTGCGCCAAATTCACCAGTGCCATAGACGACCGAGTTGGTGCCGGGCAGACCGACGGCCCGAAAGATCAGATTGTAGCGGAACAGGAACGGGGCGGTGGTGATCGAGGGCACCACGGTCTGCGCGCCGGAAGCACCGATCGAGACGCCGCCGATCACGGTGCCAAAGCGCGGCGTGATCGTCAGCGTGCCCGACGCGCCCGTGGTTAGCGTGCCTCCGACCAGCAGCTCGTAGACCTTGCCGGTGCGCGGCTCGTTGGCGGCGATCGGTGTCAATGCCGTCGGGATCAATACGGTCTCGGTCGTCGCCGTGATCGTCGTGTAGTCGACGCCGAGCGGCTCGACCAGGGTGTCGGCGAAATACTGACGCGACATGGTTTCCTCAGCTGTGGGTGATGGTGCCGGAACTGATGGTCACGGTGCCGCCCGAGGTGATCGAGGTGGTGCCGAGAATGATGTCGGTGCCGCTTGTCCCCACCGTGAGACCGCTCACCACCGTGGTGCCGCCGTTGTTCCTGAACTCCGCGAGAGCTGCGGTGCCCGTTGCCGATGCCGTGACCGACAAGGGCACGCCCTGCAAGGTCGCGACCGCGCCCGACACCGTCAGCGGGTTGGTCGGCAACGCCAGCGTCGCCAGGACACCAGTTGCACCCGACAATAGATTGGTGCCGATCACCAACTGACCGGCGGTGGCCGATCCGGTCGAGGCGGCAGCAACCTTGCCGGCGACCAGGTCGCTTACCAGCTGCATGCGGTTGGTCTTCAAGGTCGCATTATAGACAACGCTCATCGCGCACTCCTGCGTTGGCGCATCAGCTCGCGCTGATAGGCGTTGCGGTCAAACCGCGGTTTCTGATCCGGCATCGTTTCCTGCTTCATGTCTTCCGGCGTGAACGGGCGCGCGGCAATGTCGCGAACTTCACGCCCTTGGTCTTGCGCAACAGCAGCGGCGCTTTCTTCTTCAGCCGCGCGATCAGCGTGTTGGGTTTTTTCATCTCTCTTCTCTTTTGGTTTCGGCGGTTCGTCCCACAGCGGACAATGACCGAGGCGATGACGTTCGCCGCAGATTTTGCAAAACGGGAGATCCATTTATGTGAAACTCAACTTGACCTGACCATTGCCGCCAGGGCCGCCCTGGCCCAACCAGGCGCCGCCACCACCGCCACCGGGTTGCGCACCCGCTGGCGCGAGGCCGCCGCCGCCGCCATCGCCGCCATTGCCGCCGTCGGGCGTTCCACCCACACCATGGGTGTTGGCGGAAGCGTTGCCGCCAGCGCCCGTCGAACCGGCGCCGCCGCCACCACCGCCACCGGGGTTGGGTCCAGCAGCACCAGTCCCTCCGGTGAAGTTGGTGGTGCCAATGGTACCGACACCGCCCGCCGTCGGGCCAGCAGCCCCACCGCCAACACCGCCGCCGCCAACACAGCCGCCAGCAGCAGGTTGTGCGTTCGCCGAGGGGTTGACCCAACTATTGCCGCCCGAACTTCCGACACCGCTCGTTCCGTTCACCGAACCGGCGCCAACAGTGTAGTAAATCGTCTGACCAGGCGTGACCGCTGTCGTGAACTTGGAATAGCCAGCGCCGCCGCCACCCGGAGAATTGGTGCTGGAGGTGCCCGTACCCGAACCACCGCCGCCCCATGCTTCAGCAACAAGCGTGGTGTAGCCAGCCGGGGCTGTGTAGCTGCCGGCGCCAGGCACGGTAAGGATCACCACAGGCGGGGCCGTCGAGAATGTCAGCCTGACCTGACCGTCACCACCGGCACCGCCTGTCCCGGTATAAGCACCGCCGCCACCGCCGCCCGGCTGCACACCAGCCGCCGCCGTCCCAGCCGTAAATAGCCCGTCGCCGCCCGCACCACCGTCGGGCGTTCCACCCGCGCCGTGCGCGGCACCGGAAGCCGCAACACCATTGCCCGCCGAACCCGCACCACCACCGCCGCCGGTCCCTTGCGCGGCAGAACCGCCAAGACCGCCCGTGAAGTTCGTGGTGCCGATGGTGCCCGCACCGCCTCCTGCACCACCCGCCCCGTTGGCAGCGCCAGCACCTGCCACGCAACCGTTCGCGGTCGGTTGCGCATTGGCCGCAGGGTTGATCCAGCTGTTACTACCAGAGTTGCCACCCGCGCCTGACGCGGCACCGCCGGCACCTACGTTGTAGTAAACGGTCGACCCAGCCACCACCACGGCTGTGAAACTGGAATAGCCACCACCGCCGCCGCCACCACCGGTCGGAGACGAGTTGCCCGCACCGCTGCCCGCACCACCCCAGGCTTCGCCGACCACTTTGTTGGCGCCGGCTGGGACGACATAGCTGCCTGCGCCGGTCGTGGTGATGGTGACAATGGTCGTCGGTGGGACATACGAGAACGCCAGTCTGACCTGACCCGCGCCGCCGCCGATGGCATTGCCGAAATAAGAGCCACCACCGCCGCCGCCCGGTTGTGATCCCGGTATCGTCACGGTGCCGGTCGAGCCATCCGATCCGTTGCCGCCATCCGGCGTGCCGCCGTTACCGTGAACCGCACCGACACCGGCAGCACCGTTGCCGGCTGAACCGGCGCCGCCGCCACCACCACAACCGCCGCTGCCACCACCGACAAAGCCAGCAATGCCACCCGTGAAATTCGTCGTGCCGATGGTGCCGACGCCGCCGGCTGCATTGCCACTGCCATCGACGTTGCCGCCGCCAGCGACGCAGCCGTTTGAACTTGGCTGTGCGTTGGCCGAAGGATTGACCCAAGAGATGCCGCCGACGGTGCCGAGAAGGCTTCCCGCCGCACCGGGGGCGCCGACATTGTAGTAAACCGTGGCGCCCGGCGTCACCGTCGCGGTGAACCTCGAGTAGCCGCCGCCACCACCGCCGCCGCCACCTGGGGATGCACTGCCAGAACCACCGCCACCACCGCCCCAGGCTTCGCCGACCAGCGTGTTCATGCCCGCCGGCACAACGATGCTGCCGGCACCGACGGCGGTGATCGGCCCGGTCGCGAACGAGGCGACGAGTGCCGCCACATCCGGCGTCTCGATCGCCACCAACGTGTTTGGCAGGCGACCGCCCCCGCTGTTACTGGCCTCCGCTCCGAGCAAACCGAAGTTGAAGAAGCCGGCGACGCTCACGTCAGGGGTTCGCGATCGCCGAAAGCGTTTGCCCGCCGACGACACCGAAATATTCCGGCACGCCCGCCACCATCACCAGGTTGGCGATCGTGGCTGTGCCGCCGACCCGCACCGAGGTGCGGACTTCACAGACCACACGAATAAACTTGGTGTCGGTGCCGAACGCTGCCGAGGTCTGCACGCCACCCGCGACATCCAGCACCGCCTGGTCTCTGAGCGCCGGCAACGCCGCGATCTGCGCGAGCTGACCCGAGCCGCCCTGACCGAGGGCTGCAAATTCCGTAATCGTGACCCGCGATGCCATAGCTTGCTACTCCGAATTATTGCGATAGGATGGCTTATGAGCGACGATCAGATCCAGAGCCGCTACCGCCGCGAAATGAACACGCTGGCCCATGTGCTGGACGAGCATTTCAACGACGTCGAACAGCCCAAGCTGACGTGCTTCGTGCTGCTGGTGACGGAGTTCGACAACATGAAGGGGCGCGTCAATTACATCAGCAACGGCCAGCGCAAAGACGTCATCGTAATGTTGAAGGAAGTCCTCGCGCGCTTTGAGGGTCAGCCCGCACAGAAAGGTCGCGCGTAGCGGGTTCTTCTTCCATCTCCCACTCGCAGAGCTGCACGCCGAAGACGTCGTACATATGATGATGAGACAACGGCACCTGGCGCTCGATCACCATCGCCGCCTGGCGCATGATTTCCGCAATCCTGGCTTCGGGATCAGGGCCTTTGATGTTGGTGATGAAGGTGAAGCGTGTCATGGCAATCTCCGAACGTGAAGAGAAACTTGAAGAGGCTCTGCAACGGCTCGTGTCCTGGACCTATCCACCCGACGCTTACGGCTATCCAGAGTGGCTCTCCGCATCCCATTGGCGGTTGCCGGGTGGCAGCGCAGGCGCTCCCCGTGCCTATGGCGGGAGCGGCGGTGGCGCGAGCGTTTTTGTCGGCAACATTGACGGCGCGGGCGGACATGGCGCGATGGGACCGGCGCCAACCGAATGAAACTGATCCGCGTCGTCGCCCCACACTTCGTCGCCGGCTTTGAGAGCGACGGCATCGTGCGACACGCGGCGCCGATCCTCAAAGGCCTGATCGGAAAGAGCGACGACTATGCCCGCGAGACGATCAAACGATACGGCTGGAAGGCGTCGATCATTGAGCCTTGCGACGCTCCCGCATCTTCCGCATCCGCTCGACCGCCGACATCGCCTCCTTAGGCTTCCTCGTCACCGGCACCGCACGCGCTGCCGCCAGGTCACGCTTGAGCTGCCTGATCTCCGCGCGCAACGCCTCGTTCTCCATCGCAAGCGCCGTCGAGCCTGTTACGGGAGGCGTAACCGTTACGGGGCGCGTAACAGCTGTTACGGTGGACGTAACATCCTCACACAGGCGAGACCAATGTGCCTTGCCGCAAATCTTGCACTTCGGGGCATCCATGATGGGACCAGCGTGAAAAGGGACCGGCGAGTTGTGCCATTATTCCCGGGAAACAGACCCGGCGGAGTTGAGAGCGATGGGGGATTTACGGGGGGCTTTGCCAGAATAAGCATGCTTTGCTTTTTTTATTTTCGCCTCCCCCCGTCTCCAGGCCCGCGATCGGACCCCTCCCCCACCCAGGGAAAGCCCAGCAAGATCAATGGTGCAACACGCTAACGCTCGTTTGCTTGTTGCGGATCGAGGCGCTCGAACGTGCCATCGATCGCGCCGTCAGTGATGTCGCCGACCTGGCCGGCAGCAATAGCGTTGAGCTGCGCATCCGACAGCTGCTTGATCTGATGCAGATGCTGATGCTCCTGGTACTTCACATCGCGCCACTCATCGGGCGCTGCGTTCTTCAGCGCGAAGATGGCTGCGCTCGCCTGGGCGCCGTACCTGGCCGAGAGAAGCTTGCGCTCAAGGAAAGCGGTGCGCGCGGCTCGACCCCGAGAGACGGCGTCAGCAAAGTCGCGGTGGCGTGACATCCATTCATACACCGTCTCCCTACTCTTCCCGATATCCCCCGCGAACGTCGTTAGACTAACTCCCTTCGCCATCGTCTCGATAACCAGCGTGCAGTAGGCAGGATCATACTCGCTGGGCCTACCCATCCCAGGTGTCAGGTGAGCCAGCATGCGCTTCTGCTGGAACGGTGCCATATCAGTGCCTCTGGTCGTTGGGCATCTCAGCGGGCTGCGCTGGGCGCCTGAGGGCCTTGGCAATGATGCCGCGCAGCACATCGGCCACATCGGTTCCCGTGAATGTGAGTTCGTCGCCTGCCTCGTCAAAGATCTCAGCCAAGGCGGTCAGTGCCTTCTCGACGTTGTCAGAGGTCACGATGTCAGCTCCTTCACGATCCACACGATTGCCTGTTCCAGCGACGTCATCGCGAGCGCGTTGTAGCGTCCCGGCTTGACCTGGTTGAACAGCAGCTCAAGTTCCGAAGCTTTGGTCTTCAGCTCATCGTGCAGCGCCTTCTCTTCGTCGGTGAGCGCGCGGTAGCGTAGCCGGAACCGGCTCACCGCGATGTCGCCAGCGTGGCGATCGTCGGGCTTGCCTTCATACAGAT